TCTACAGGATGTTGCATTCTATCAACATCGTTAGTTTTCTCACTCCCTTTCTATATAGGAACAATAAAGGGCTGATCAATTCCTTCTATTTGACAATCTACATCAAAATGACTATGCCTTGTCCTCCCTTTTATTTTGCGACTAATCCAAACTTTATTAAGATTTAGATTTGTACTTTTAGCCCCGATTAATGAGCCTTGATTTGACGCAGAAACAATTTCAGTTCTGGCAATTCGTAACGCTCTATAGTTATTTGTTAACCCAATTTTTTGCTTTATCATTTTTGCGGCATCCTGAACGCTTAGTCCTTCTTTTTGCGCCTCAAGAACAACGCTTTTTACTATCTTTTTAAATTGTTCTTCTGTTGTATTGGTAATTATTTTTATTCTTTCTGCCCCTATTTTTTCCACATATGCAGCCATTTGATTCTCCCATACCTGCTGACGCTGATCGGAAATATCCTTTTTAATCCCGGCAATGTTGGAATAAGTCTCGTTTGCAAAATACTTTCCAACTTCTCTATAAGTAGATTTCATAGCAGCCTTAATCCTGTCGCTATCGAAATAAACATTAATACTACTTAAGTCGTCATATGAAATTGCATCATTTACTTTTTCTAATGCCTTGGATTGCATTTCCGATAACGCTTGCTTATAGTTCCTTTCAACTGATTTATTGAACGACTTACGCTTGTACTCAAGATTTATCATGAATACCCCTTTCTTTCCGGTTCCGTTTAGCTGCTCAATCATTCTCATAGCGGTTCTTCTGTATTTTCATTTTCGCTACTCATAAACTCATTCAACGGAATATCCCCCATTGACATAAATGGTTCATCGAGAATTGGGTTGTCTATCCTTTCAAAACCTGTCATTTCCCTCTTTTCGTTTAGGCTAATAAACCTTGCATTGTTAGCTCTATTGTACAAAGAATCCAAATCATCGGTTAACTCAGTATAAGAAGAAAGATCGTAATCGATGTATAGATTTTTATTCAGTTCTAAATTCCATTGCGGAATTAAAAACCGATTGTAAAGCCCTTTAATTTGTTCTTTTAGTGGCAATGCAGCATCGGTTATTAAAGCCTTTCTGGCTTCTTTCATATTATTATATGTAGATGCTGTATTATCGTTGAATAGTTGGCATGGCACGTGGAATACGTTGCATAGATCTCGCATTGTCGTTCCCCTTATTGCCATAATCCCAAGATCTACAGGGCTTAAACCAATATTAGTAAACCCGACCGGAGCAGAAGTAAATACGAACGAACCTGATTTGTCAGAACCCTTTACTTCGTCCCACTTTGATTTTGTATATTCTGCTTGTGGTTGCGTCCATTGTGCGCCCGCGATAGGATGAATAAATCCTTTTGCACCTTGATTTAGGAATGCTTGAAGCTGAGAGTTCAATCCTTCGCTGTCTGTTTGCATTAACCTCCATGCAGCTCTTAGTGGCGGCATCCCGTAAAGTTGAGACCCAATACTGTTATAGTCTGGATTCCAATACTTAAGGTGTCCAATATCCGAGGCTGGTATTTCTTCCAAACCATATGTTTTAATCGAATATGCCTTTATTGGATTTTGCCAATTGCCAAAGACGATATTAACAAGATGGGCTGGCATTGAATATAGCGATATAGATGGGGCATTTTTATCTTTTCTGCGAACACCTCCGTACATATACGCATTACCAGTAAGCAAAAGAAAACCGCTTAAATCTTCCTCTAGCTCATCACCTGTTTGGAATGAATTAGGATTTTTAATAATACTATTCAACTCGTTAATCTCTATCTCTTCAAGTGTCTCTGATTTTAGTTGCATCGCAACGTCAACCCGATACTCCTTGGATTGCATACCGGAGTATTTCTTAAACTTTTTCTGATCTTTTATTTCATAAACCTGAAAAGGAACACCTTTATTACAGTTTACTATTTTACCTATAATTGAGTAAACCTTTTCGTTTATTAGATATGCTTTATTGATTGTATCCTGAATCCCAGAATAAGAAGGAAGGGGTAAATTATTAATTGCCTTGTATAGAAGTTCGAATAGTTGATTATCTGTAACGGTTGTAGCCGTTGGGCTTTGCTTTGTTTTTTTTACAATTTCATATCCAAATAATCCCATGCGAGAAGTTTAAACTATGCAAATATTTAGCGAATTTCTATATATAGCAAATTTATATATATAGAAATTATCGATATTTATAAAAATAAAAAATCCAAACCGTTTATGATTTGGATTTAAAAATCAATTACCTAATTATTTACTGACCGATTCGGAAACTATTCTTTTCAACTCTTCATATTTTACCTTGCTAAAATTATTTTCAAAAAATGCCTTAAATTCAATATCAACATTATTCGTGGTGAATATTAGAATATGATAGTCGTTCATTTTCCGCTCTAAATTTTTTTGTATAGAAGCAACCTGTTTTGGGTTAGTTCCTTTTGGTAATCCGATTAAAAATATTGGCTTTGTCATGATTTGTTTTTTTGTGTTATTTTCTTATTCTTTTAGTGTACTTCTCAAAAAATGTCTTAGGCAAAAATCCAAATTTATATCCTATCCATATCAGCCATTTACACTTAATAAACTTAGCCTGATAGGTATTAAACTCGTAGAACATTTTGCGGGGTCTTTTTAATATAGATTCCCATATTCCTGACTTATCAAGCCCTATCTTATCTAATATTTCATATATACTTTCAGGCTCTTTTGGCTTTTCATTAAGTATCAATTTAGCTGAATATTTATCAATTACATTATCCCTAATATTTGCGCTCAGCTCCACTATTCGTTTATCGATTCCAAACTTTCGGTATCCAACCCATCCAGCAAATTCGGTGTATTTATTTTCGCAGTGTCGACCTTTGTATGATTCCCATCCAAAATGGCTTTCAAGAAAATTGATTACTTCCTTTTTCGAATGCTTAATGTGATAAAATGGCCTCTCGTGATGAATTCCTTTTATACTTGCTTTGATTTGCTGCCATATTGGAAAATTTGGATAGTTTTCTAGTTTTTTATCTATATATTTTTGGTAAACGTCATTCAAATACGCACCATCCATATACGTCCACCCGATAGGGGTACTGCCCTCTGTTCTAAATGAATGACCATTAATAATAGTTTTAACATCGTATTTTAATGCTAAGTCTAGCATTAAAGAACCCATTGCAATATCATTCGGGATGTCACAGTCGCTAACAGATGCCAAAAGAAACGCTTTATTAAGATCGTTGTATTCAATCGAATTAACCCGTATTCGAATTAGATCAAATCCGGTATACTCGATCATTCGGGTCATGTTCCGTTCGGCTAAATCCTTGTTAAACCCATTATCAAAATGAAAAGCTAGCACTCTTAACCCGTTTTGCTTCGCCCAGTAAAGCAGATAACTAGAATCAGAACCTCCGCTAATACCAATCAAACAATCGTACTTATGTTTTTTACCCCTGTGTTTTATTCTATCAATCATTGACAGCTCTAACTCCTTTGATATTGGGTAACTGGAATCTAACTTGTCGTGTAAATCACAGTAATTACACTGTTTTTCTCCGATTACTACCCCTTGGATATCATCTGTCAGCAAACATCTAGGACATTCCATTGACTATTCGTTTTATGTTAGACAAAAATACTTCTTTATTTGCAAATGTATCTAAAATATACTGTTTGTTATACTTAATATCAGGTAATTCTTTAATTGATTCCATTTTATCGAAGTCATACTTAATAACTTTTAATTTATTTTCTGGATAAATAGGAATATCTCCAATTATAGCGCACTCGCATAGAGCAGCTTCAATATACTTTTGGGTTAAACATTTTCGCCCACATTCAATAAATAATAACCTTGTCACTCCGAGCAATTTAGCATATTCATTCCCGTAAAACGACCCAATCCGATAGGTTAACTTCATTTTTTCAAAGATTACCTTTAATTGATCTGCTATCGTCACCCGATTTGCTCCAATCCTTTCACCATTAATTGAACATACAAATGAAGCATCTATCTCTTTTTTGAGTGGTTTAAATCTTGATGGGTCAATGTACCAAGGTAGTAACTTAAGTTTACCCTTCCATGTTTTGCTAAGTGATTCATTCGGAAGATAACGAGATAGTAATACTTTTGATTTAATCGAATCATATCTTAATTTTTGAGTTGCCTTTTCCTCATTATCAGCCTGATCGATTATCACAGGCTTCTTATTGGCAATAAATATTCTGTTATAATCTACATTCATTACATGATGGTATATACCTAGATAAAGGATGTCGTAATCTCCTTTATTGATTAGATAATAAATAGTTTGCTCATTAGCATATACCAGATCAAACACCTCTTCCATTGCGAAGTACATATCCATTTGCGCTAAATCTCGCCGCATAACATATTTGTCCAAAACAAGGATTCTTTTCATGCTTTTTGAGGTATGTGCTTACCGTTAATCTTACAGTATGGGTGTACTCTTACATCAGGTTCGATGTAATTGATTTTTAAATCAGGGTGATCTAATAATACTTTACTGAAACTGCATTGATCTCGATAACTCCATCGGCACATCTCAGCCCACCAATCATTACAAAAATCAATTACCTTTCGGTTATGCCTTCTTATTACTATTCCCGTCTCAGGCAATCCTAAATGTTGAGGAACACCTATTTTTTTGTAGTACTTTCCTTGCTCTCTTAGTATTTTTAACTCATCGGGACTTTTGATCCTACATTCAGCCGCCTCTATTTCTTCATGCACGCAATCCCTCCATGGATGCTTGAACAGCGCCATGTCGGCATCACCGAGCCATTCATGAACTAATCTTTCAATCGGAATCGTTACCGATATTTCACCGCTAATTAAAACTGAAATATCGCAATCTAAAAACTTATGAGGTAGTATAAAATAAATACGGCTATTCCTATCATTGCTTTTAAACCTATCATAATCCTTGAATGTTAAAATATTGTCAGGTCTTGGATAATCGTAACCGCCCACATTAACCGAGTAAGGTATAATAACCTCATGCTTTAGTTTGATTGCTTTGGGGTAAAGCCTTTCAAATATCGGAATTTCTGCACGGGCTTTATCTTTAAATCCTTGGTTAATCGTTTCGCCCATTTTTGTATCTACAAATAACCCCTCAAAGGTTGCTGGATTTTTAGCATTCGAAAAGATAAGATTATCCCCAAACCAAATCTTTAGCTCTTCGTTAATCGGTTTGAATATCAACTTATCGAGGATCATAAAACAACCATACCCCCAGGTCATTTCATTGCATGGCTTTAGCTGTATATTTTCATTGATCTGACACCCATTATAGTTCACTCCGACAAGATCAAAACTAGACTCATTAACGCTGGTTAAAAGTTCAGTTAACCGTTCAATAATTACATCATCATTCGCAATGATGACCTTTTTGTTTCGGGCTTTATTTACTCCAATATTCCATGCCGGATTAACGAATATATTTTCTTTTTGATTTAAGTATTTTACTTTTTTGCTATCGAAATGAACGGTCTTTGAAATGTCATTATTTATTATTATTACCTCGTCAACCAACTCGCATTTATCATACACCTCAATCATTCTATTTATCTTATCGCTTTTCCACATTGTCGGGATAATGACAGAATAAAGCGGGTCGAACTCAATACAACTTAACTCCGGGAATAGTTTAAATATCTCTTCTGGATCTACTATTTTTGCGGTTGCCGATTCGCACTCATTCTTAAAACTATGTTTATTCTCCCATGCGTATGTAGAGACAGATAGGCATTTTAAACCTTCATGGTTAAATGTAGTTCCTTTAAAATGATGTTTGATTGACTCTATTTTTTTATGGGTTGAATAATCAAGCCCGTTATCAAGCCATTCATCAAATATATGGTAATTTAATAGTTCTAGTGCTTTCCTCCCGATTAGTCTACCAGTTCCGATGCTTTCTCCTTTGCGTTCATCAGGATACCCGCCCCAGTAACACGCCTCATGTTTATCTTTTTGTATATCTAAAAAGTAGCATCCATCCGTACCAGCCTTTGCATATCCTTTATCTATTGATTCGTACAATTCATCACACCAACCATTCTGGACCATATCGCTCGAACCCATAATAAGAATTCCATCGGGGTTAAACTCTTTGGCCTTATCGGCGCACATTTGCCATTTCTTGCCAAGGGGTGTTTCTGCGTGACATGTTAAAAATATAGCTCCTGCATTTTCGCAAACCTCTTTCTCTTTTTCGGTATGCCCAGAACAAATAACTATATAACCTTGGCTAACTAATCTTTTAACTGTTAATTTTAATAAGGGTAATCGCCCCTTGACGGGCATAATAGCGACTGTAATCATAAGGCAAAAAATTGGTTCGTTATTAAGCTTTTAGCAGCATACCTAGCAGCATCGATGCCGTGATTAAAATCATCTATAACCAGTTTGCTCCGACTGTCTAGCCATATATAATTTCTTAGTTCTTTATGTAAATTTTTAGAGGCATCGGTAACAATTAATTTATAATTCAACATTCCTAACAAGCCCGCACTTACAGAACCTTGCCCCTTTTCGCATGGTCTAATATTTAGACCCTTATTGAATAGTTCATCTATTAATCTTGGTTCGGCACTATCGGCTATAATCAAACAATCATCATTTACGTATTGGCTATTTAAATCATAAATTTGCTGGGTCGATAATCCTGTTTTATAAAAACATTCATGCAAATATATTATTTTTTTAACTTCATCAACCGCTACCTTTATCAATGTTGTTGGGTCTTTTGAAAATCCAAAATCTTGACCGTATATTATCTGTAAAGACTCATCAAACTCTCCGATCTCCCAATTATTAAATACAGTTCCTTCTACAGTTCCGATTTCTCCCAAAACGTAAACCTTTTTAAAGTTCTCATTTCTTTTTCCTGCGTATATTAACTCTTTGGCTATATTTATGTCCAAATACGGGTTATCTATAAATGTTGAGTGAATATACTGGTTATCTTCTCTAGGTATTATTTCTTTATGTATCCAAAATTCGCAAACTGGGTTGTAGTCATAAAAACAGCATTTTCTGGTTCTAATTATTAGCTGCTGTGCTGTTTCGTATGAAATTCTGTTGCATTCGTTAATAAAAAGGATATCCCTAGCCGGGCCATGTACCTTTCCTGGAATATCACACGAAAAAAATTCTATTATAGAATAACCGATAGAATATGTTAACTCTGATTTCCTCCAGTATTCGTCGTTCCATTCTTCACTTTCTAAAAGGAACTGTTTAAAATCTCTTATTGCGCCTCTCTTTAAATGAGGAAGCGATTCGCTAACAACGGATATTAGAAGGGGTATTTTGCTGTTTTTTGCAATCTGATAAAGTAATTGAAGTACGGAGTAAGTCTTACTAGATCTTGCCGATCCTTGATTTGTAATGTGACGAAACCCAGAATTGTATGCTTTTAGGTTTTTAAAAAATACATCTGTAGTTTTAAATTCAGCCATCCATTAACTTCTTTAATTCTTCTTTGGCTTCATTTGTGGTAACTATAATGCTGGTTTGTTTTAGCGAGCCATCTGTATTTTTGTGGTCTGTTTCTTGTTTGTCTTTTTGTTCAAGGTATTGCTTGCCTAGCCAAATATTCATAGGCACATTTCCTCCCATTGCTAACTTAAACTGATTCGCCCTTAGTAGTTCCTTCCCTTCGCCTTTCTTTTGTGCCGAATATTCCCCAAATTCCACACCATTATCTATCTTACATCTTGAATATAAGGTGTTTTCATGGATTCCTAAAATAGATGCTATTCCACTGCCAGAGCATTGCGATTTTAGATAGTATGAAACCTTATTCCAATCAATCTTAATCTTCTTGCTTGCCATAAGGATTAAACGTTAATATCCTATTGTTTTTAATAGATATAAAACCAATATTTTGCTTTCTGAGCAGCTTTTCTTTTTATTACTTTCTTTTCCATAATAAAAAAGGGGCAATAAATACCCCTTTAATTTTTTAAGAGGTGATTAGTACCACTCTCCACCCCATGAATTGATGTTCTTTTTCATAACTAAATAGTGTTACGTTCAACTGTTCTTTGTTCACTATGGATATGTCCATCAAAATACAAAAGTACATTATTTTTTTTGTCTTTGCAAATTTCTCCTTTATCAACCAATAACCGAAATGCTTGGTTGCGTTGCATAGAACTCTTTATTTTCTGGTTATTCCAAATGTATCTTAAAAC